GGGATCCCCGCCCGCGGCGGCGTCACCATCCACGTTGCTGCGAACATGCTCCACCCGTCGATTGACGCGGGCCGCGTGATCGCACAATCCATCAGCAAGTACACGCGACTCAACGGCGCAGATAGATAAGAGAGTGCAATGTCAACAATTCTGCCTCCACCGATTGTCGGTGATTGGAAAGGCGCGCGTGTTCAACGCAGCGGCGGTGGCCAGTGGGACTTTACGCTCGAAGACGGCGCGCAGACACTTCGACTCGTCTATGACCGCCTGGTCCCTGGACACAAGATCAAAGTCAGACTAAGGATCCGCGCCAGGCAACTAGCGTCAAACGTTATTGTCAGAATCGCTTCCTACGCGCGCCATTATGACCAAGCTCAATTGATTGACGAAATTGTTCAATCAGATCAGTTCGGCCACTCCATCGCTATCGACCTAGAGGGCATTAAGTCCGGGGCAGTCGAAATCCTTACGATTAGCGACGAGACTCCTATTCCTGCCAATCCGCGCCCCTGCGACGTGCTCAGTTTGCAGGCTCTCTATCCATTGCAGGGGATAGACGGGTTGCGCTGGAATCAAAGCAGGTGGAACCGCGAATCATGGACACGTGGCTCTGAAAACCCCACGTTTCTCCAATGGGGTCTGAATCGCTGGAATACGCGAACGTGGCTTTCGGACGCATCACAGACCATTGCCTGGCAGGACATCACCGGGCCGTGCACAGACATCACGGTCACGCGAGGTGTGGCCTCAACGGGACCCGCGCTCACAGCTCAGGTAGGTACGCTCACAGCGCGCGCCGTCAACGGCTTGGCCCCTCGAGTAACAGGCATGGCTCACGGGACACCTATACGTCTACTGCACTGGCCGACCCGAGAGTTCGTCTTTACGGGCTATCTCACTGACCTGGCGATTTCCCCGCATAAGCCAGGTTCTCGAATCGCGTATGAGACTACTCTTACTGCCTCCGATAATGTCGCGCGCATGGTAGCAATAACACGATACGGGGCAAAATCAGACGAAGAAGGGGACGGCTCAGAAAACTGGGTGCTCCGAATCGACCGTCTGACGCGCACGTGCAGAGATCTGATCTACACGCTGGATACACGCGCGCTCGCCCAAAGCGTCCCGCCTATCGTCTGGGAAACCAACCTTGCAAAGCACCTAGATGCCGCCGTCGCATCCGTGCTCGGCTCATGGACGGTCAATCGTAATGGTGAGGTCGCAATCAGAACAACGCGGCCCCGCATCCAGACGGTGCGATTCACCGACGCCGCCGCCTCGGCGCCAGCGGCCGGCGTCTGGTCGTACACAAGCGTGCAGGTAGCTTGGAGTTCCGCCGACGCAATTGCACAGATTACGTTGAAAAACCACGGCGCGAAGTGGGACTCAGAGCAATCAGAATGGCGCGCCGACGACACGGAAATAACAGTGAGCGACCCGACAGCTGCGACCGTTTGGGGCGGGGCATCTGTTCAGGTCGACGTGACCCTTCCTGCATCTGATCTTGAATCCGTTGCGCGTAGATATCTCACTGCTGTCCGGCCTGACCCAACGCCCTCTGCGCTGACTGTGCAGGCAGCCCACGACTCTGGACCCGCCGACCGCGCCATACACATGAGCGTCGCTGCAACCTTCGACCCAATGACCGCCGCGCGCGTCGAATACAGGGGAGAGGAAGTCAACGTACTCATAACTCAGGTGACCCACTTCATCACTCCATACAGCTGGAAGACCCAACTCCAGCTCACCAACAATCAGGAAGGATCCAACCAATGAAAACATTTGTCCCCGGCGAAATTGCTCGCGCCGAAGACGTGAACACAAACTTCGCTGAACTCAAGGAAGTAACGGACAAGCTCGCCAATGGTATCCAGACTGGCCGCGTCGGCCTCGGAGGCTACAAGCCAAACGAAACCTACTCCAAAAGCGTTACATTCCCGCGTCCGTTTGCGACGCCGCCATTCATGGCGATCTCGTGTACATCGCAACGACTCAGAATTGCGATCTACAACGTGACAACGACGGGATTCAGCTTTTACGGCTGGAACGATACGAGTGCAGCAAACGGCGATGATGCAACATTTGACTGGATTGCACTCGCAGTATAAGGAAAGGAACGAAATTGTCAATAACCTTCCAGACGGTCTCATCGCCAAACCGATCACGGGGGCGATCAGCACCTATCTCAGGGATCATCATCCATCACTGGGGAGTGCTTGGACAATCACACGACGGTGTAGTGCGATACCTGTGCAGAGACGACGGAAACTCAAGTGCACACTACGTCGTATCCGCAGGGAAAATCACGCAGCTTGTGAGTCCCAGTGATACAGCATGGCACTGCCCCGGGCAAAACTCGAGCACCATCGGTATCGAATGCCGACCCGAGTGCGACGCCGATGACGTTGAAACCGTCGCGCAACTCATCGCCGATCTCTGGGACGAATACGGGCACCTCCCACTCAGTGGACACCAAGACCACTACGCAACGACATGTCCAGGCAAGTGGGAGGACAGGCTCACAGAACTCGCAGCTCGTGCAACCGAACTGCAAAATGGGGCACCCTCGCGCCTAGGTGCAACAGACGAAAACACCAACACACTCATGGAGGAGAACATGCATTTCATCAAGTCGCGCCAGACAAATACGATTTACGCGGTCACGCCTACAGACGTCGTTGCGATGACGTCCGCAAAGGTTTGGGGCGATCTCGTAAAGACCTACGGACTCGAAAACTCGTACGAGTGCTCGCTGGATGATGGAGATATTGCGGCGATCAAGGCTGACGCTGACCGTCGCCGCGGACGCCTCGCCGCCGCAATCGCAGCCGCAATGAAGGAGCAGTGAGATGACTCCACAGCCCGTCAGCTGGCTCACTCCACAGGTGCGCAGGTGGGCATACGGCGTCGTAACCGCCGCCGTCCCGCTCCTGGTCATCTATGGCGTGATCGAATCCGAGGCCGCGCCCCTCTGGGTCGCCCTCGTTGCATCCGTCCTCGGTACAGGGACCGCGCTCGCGCACGTCCCGAAGGGCGACGAATGACGCCCGTCTCTGAGGTCATCACCGCCCTAGGCGGCCTCGGCGGCGTCGCCGCCATCGTCACCAGCGCCGCAACGCTCATTCAGGCCAGGCGAATCCACGCCCAGGTTAGCCCTAACCATGGCTCCAGCATCGCCGACGCCGTGAGCCGCCTAGAGGACGCGCTTGCCACGCACTCCAGCGCAATCGAGCGGATTGAGTCCGCTCTCACGTCCAATGGTGAGACTGTGCACCGTATCGAGACCGAGCAGATGAAAACCGCCGCCGACGTACTCATCTCGCGCCAATCAGTCGAAAGCCTCTCCCGTGAAATCAAAGGACTAGGGCACGAGATAGGGGACCTACGCACAACCAGGGATCGGGAGCATACTGACTACGACGCACGCATCCGCTCCCTGGAGGGCCGCGCCTAAGCCGCCGCCTCGACGACGGCCCGCAACGCCTCATCCGCAATCGCTAGATAACGTAGCGTCGTGTGCGGCGACTCATGCCCTAGGATCCGTTGAACGGACACAAGGTCACCCGTACGCTCATATGCCCGCGTGGCGAAGCGATGCCTAAGCGCATGCATCGTCACGCCCGGTGGTAGCGCGCGGGTGACCAGCCGTCCGAGCCATTCCGGCGATACATGCCCGGCGTCATCCCCTGGGAACGTCCAACCAGGCCCGCGCGCCTCGACGGCGGCGACCAGACCGGGCGGCATGGGCACCGTTCGCGCTTTCCCGCCCTTCCCGTGCACGATCAGGGACGCGCCGCGCCCGTCTCGCACAATGTCGCTCACGCGCACGCGGGCGACCTCGCCCCGCCGCAACCCCATCTCCGAGGCCAACCGCACCGCCAAGTGCACACGCCAATCACTCGACTGGAGAGCGCGCCTCACGGCCTCGTCATCCGCCGGGCGCGGGGCCGGGGCAGACGCCCTCACAGACGGCAACGCCGAAATATCGACGAGAACCGTTCGCGTCGACGTCGCCCACGAATAGAACCCGCTGACCGACTGAATGGCCGACCGTCGGGTGTCTCGTGCCCACATGTGAACGGCTGACCACTCGATAACGTCAACGGTCCTCACATCCCACGGGCCGCACTCAACAGCCCTAGCAAACCTGCGCACCCAGTCAACTCGAAGGCGCGTCGTTGCGACCGAACGGCCTGTTCCAAGCAGGTGAAGCCTGTAATCAGCCAGTGGCCCATCCCAGCCAACCGGAACTGACGCTTTACGTATAACCATGGCTGCAATCCTTGCCCTAATCGCCGAAATGTGCGCGCGCTACGCAACTGCAACTGTTTCGACCTGCGAAAGTGTCGCATCCAATTTGTCCACTATGTGGAATGTGACGTAATCCCGAGGTTGCAGGTTCGAGTCCTGTCGGAGGCGCGTTTCTCGACCGGTCGGTGTTACCAAATCGACAACCGAGACGCCTAGCGCCGATGCCAGGCTATCCAATTCCTCCAGCTGCCAAGGCCGTTCGCCGCGCCACCGTTTCGTAATGGCTCCCTGCGAGATTCCAAGCGTTCTGCCTAGTCGCACCTGGTTGAAGCCTAGACGCGCCGCCTCGGCTCGGACGTTCGCCGCAACGACGTCGCGCGTTGTAATCGAGCGTGTTGGAGAGGGGCTAATAACTGCACTCATAGCTCCATGTTAGTCCAAATCAGCATAGACGTATGACCGGTCGGCACAATTTAGCTGTCCCATTATCTTGATTTCTAGTTCAGATTGAAGTAGAAAAGCCCTATGGATACGTTCAATGACTTGATTAACAGTGAAGTCACTCGTTACATGCGCTCCACAGGCCTATCTCAGGCGGCCCTCGGCGCTGCTTGCGGGATCCGTCAGACAGATCTTTCAAAGCGCCTTCGCGGCGCGACTCGCTGGACAGTCAACGATCTTGACCGCCTTACTTCCGCTGGCGTTCCGATCACCCTCACCACAACGACGCTCGAGGGGGCCGCGTCGTGAGCTATCGAATTGACTGGACCCAGTTCCTTGCCGCCCTTGTGGCGCTGGCATCCTACGGCGCAACTATCGCCGCGTGCTTCATGTTCTATGTGCCCTGGCCAGTCACTGTCCCGCTTATGACCGTGACCTTCATTGCCTCTGGCATCTGGTCGCACCGCCGCGACGTGAACGAAGGAGGGGCTTCCAATGAGTGATCCGCTCGCAGACAACATCTCCCCGGCCCTCATGGCAGCGCTCGACCAGGCCACCGTCGACTTGCTCGCCATGGTTTCGATCTATCGTGACGGCACTCTCGAAATGCATGCACGGAGCAATATTTGCCGTCCCAGCGTCGCTGCCGCGCTTCGACGTCTCGCCGATGAGGTGGAGCAGGGATGATTACCGGACCGGACGCCGCCATCGTGCGGTCTCTCCTGCGCAAATCGCAGTCCCTCACGCTCCAGCTCGCCGAGGACGCCGCCAACATGGGCGTGACTGGCGCTAAGCGTATGCACCCGAAGGACCGCGCCCAGAAAATCAAGCTCCTGCATTGCTACGTGACCGTCGCAATCCGCTACATGGTGGAGCCGCAATCATGAGCACCGCCGTTGCTTGGACCGATCAGGACCGCGCCGACTTTATCGCCGCCGCCCGCGCCGCCATCAGCGGCCCCCGATCCGAGGACGCCGCCGCCAACCCGGCGCGTGTGCCCGCGCCCAAGGCGCGCGGCGTCCTCAATGCCGGGATGAGCTTCACCTCCATTCTGGCCGCGCTCTCTCGGATCGGATGGGGACCACTTAGGGGCCGTGAATTCGCTGCCTCTCGCGCGATCCTGGACACACTCGCCCTACTCGCGCACGACACCCGCACCGACC